GTGGTGGAAAAAACGCTGATGGAACTCGACGCTCGCATGATCCTGACTCTGGCGGGAATGCTGGTCTCCGTCGTATCGGCAGCGGCCATCGTCAGACAGAAATTGGCAACCGTCATCGATCAACTTGCCGATACCGAGGTCCGTTTGCGCGGCTTAGATCGCCGCATCGATGCGCTGGATACCCGCACAGAAAAACAGGAACAGCGCCTGAATATCTTAGCTCAGATGAGTTCACCGGAACTTTTGAGACGGGACCACATAGAGATGGCAAGTCTCATAGGGCGCGTGAACTACATAGCTGACGAAGTTGAGCGGCTGCGTCACCAGCATAATGGGTCGCACCCGCCCGTGGCGAGTGAAAGGGTTGCAAAATGATAGGTCTGTTATCGGCTGTACTACCATCCGTCATGGAAGTTGCCGGAAGGTTTCTACCTGAAGACAAGGAGAAACGAGCCGCAGCCGAGCGTGAGATCGAAGCGCAGCTTACGACACACCTCGCTCAGATCGACCTTGCCCAGTTGGACATTAACAAGACTGAAGCGGCTCACCGCTCAGTGTTTGTGGCTGGCTGGCGTCCGTTTATCGGATGGTCATGTGGCGTATCGCTCGCGTGGTCATACATATGTCAACCGATCCTGACATTTGCGTTAATTCAATCAGGTTACGGGGTTGAACTTCCAGCCCTTGATATGTCGGAAATGATGCCCGTTCTGATGGGACTTCTAGGTTTGGGTGGCCTGAGAACATTTGAAAAAGTGAAGCAGGTTAGCAAATGAGGATGTACCCGATAGACGAAATCGCTGACGCGCTCAAACGCGAAGAGGGCTATGTGCCGCACTGCTATATATGCACGGCTGGCGCGCACACTGTTGGCTATGGCCGCAATATCGACGCAGATGGTGGCATCGGCATATCTGAAGACGAGGCCGACCACCTTCTGCGCAACGACATCGACCGCACTATAAAAGAGTGCCAGCAGTGGGCATGGTTTGACGACTTGGACCCGGCACGGCAGTCGGTGGTGGTGCAGCTTTGTTTTCAGCTTGGCAGGCCGAGGTTGTCGCAGTTCAAACTAATGCTCGCAGCTTTATCACAACAGCCGCCTGATCTGATTGCAGCAGCGAATGAGCTGCTCGACAGCCAATTTGCCAACCAGGTGCCAGCACGGGCGGCGCGGCTCGCTGAGCAAATGGTGAGCTGATGGGTAATCCCGGTATCTCTAAAGAGGACGCAAAAAAGTTTGTAGAATTGGTTGAGCAGAAATTGCGTGAAGGTTACCCCCCAATGGGGACAACTGTGCAGGGATTAAATGGCGCACTGGCCGAAGCAACGAATGAACTTAATATTCCGCGCAGCAGCGGTACGTCAAAGAAGCAGTCATCTGAACGCGCGTATAGAAAAATTGATTGGGATCAATACGTCCCAGCAGGTGAACCGCAGGACAAGCCGGTTTTTGATCTGCCTGTTTTTCCCGACGAAGACATCGATGTAGGTGCAATCCTTGATCATCTGTCTCGGCGGTTTGAGAAGAAGCTAGAAAACGAAGATGCGAAGACTTGGTTTGATGTCAACGTCCGCATTGATGGGCCGGTTGGTCTGGCCGTCGTCGGAGATCCGCACCTCGGAACCCACTGCAACATCCCTCTGCTGCGGCGCGACATCGAGATCATGTCGCAGACCGAGGGCATGATGGCGGTCAACATCGGAGACACTGCTGACAACTGGGGCCGGATGATCTACCTCTACGCGGAGGACGACATCAGCAAGCCGACAGAGCGCAAACTGGCGCGGTGGTTCCTGCGCGATGCTGGTGTGCCGTGGGTAGTCTGGCTGCACGGCAACCACGACACGATGCATGGGGAGTTCTCCACGTTCCTAAAAACGGTGAACGTGGCGCAGATACCGATGATCGATTGGCGGGCTAAGTTCAAACTGCGCTTCCCCGGCGGCGGTGAGGTGAAGATAGACGCCGCGCATAATCATAAAGGCACGTCGATCTATAACAGACTGCACGGACAAAAACGTGCGGCGCTATTCGATGAGGATGCAGATATTTATGTGGCCGGGCATCATCACACATGGGGGCTGACGCATGAGGAATTGGATGACGGTCGCGTTGTGTGGATGGGCCGCGCCCGTGGGTACAAATGGATCGACGAATATGCGATCCGCCACAATTTCCATAGAGACGAATACGGATCAACGATCTTGTTTGTCATAGACCCAGAGGAAAGCAGCGCTGTTAAGCGGATCACGGCGTTTGCTGATTTAGAGGAAGGCGCAGAATTTTTGACCTGGAAGAGGGCGCGACATGGCTAAGACACCAGCCTGGCAACGTAAGGCCGGGAAGAACCCGAGGGGTGGACTGAACGAAGCCGGTCGGCGATCAGCTCGCGCCCAGGGCATGAACTTAAAGCGGCCGGTTTCGTCCGGTGACAATCCTCGACGGGCGTCGTTCCTGGCGCGCATGGGTGGGGGCAAGGGGCCGGATTTCAAAGACGGTAAACCAACACGCAAGCTGCTCGCGTTGCGTGCCTGGGGAGCAAGCAGCTCAACTGATGCTCGATCAAAAGCGCGAGCAATTTCAAAACGCAACGAGGGTAAAAAATGAGCCTGTATGACAATATGAACGCACGGCGTGCGGCAGGGACCAGTCGTCCGAAATCAAAAAGCACCGTCAGTGATAAAGCCTATAAAAATATGAAGGCAGGGTTTCCCAAAAAGAAAAAGAAGAAATCAGCGATGGCTAGCTACGGAAAGTAGTCTGACATTTGTGTCACACGCGGGGGCACCAAACGGGGCACCAATCGATCATAATTGTTCTGAATTAAGATCTGTCGAGTGAATTAGATCTTGGCTGTAAACCGCCATTTTGATACAGTTTAGCTGTGTCAATTTAGCAAATATACTGGTTCGAGTCCCGTCACTCCCGCCACTTTTTTCCCAGTTTTCTGCGGTTTTTGAAAAACGGGGCACCAAACGGGGCACCAAAAGTGTTTCGGACCTCTTGTTAAATTGACATATAGTGTCTATCTAATAGGCACGACATGTTAATTAACGGAGGCCAACGTGAAAAATTCAACCGACGACATCGTAATCAACTATTTGCCCAGCCGTAAAAAAGCTGGCCGCAAACCTTGGCGACTGGATGCTCACCGTCGCCAGGGTAAGGCTGAATATTTTGCAACGAAGAAAGAAGCTGTCGTTCGCCGTAACGAGCTGCTGGGTGTCGGTGTTGCGAGCGGTCAATCTAAGCACACGTTCGCCGGTGCGGCCGAGCATCGCGTCAGTGTTTACAAAGATCGATATGAACGTGGCGACGTAAAGTTCACAACGTCCAAGGACGCGAAGGAGTCGGCGGCATTCTGGAACCGTTTCTTTGGCGGCTACCAGCTGAACGACATCACGCCAGACTTGATCAGAAATTCAATCAATGAGCTGCTTGAATTTAATCCCAACACCAGCAAACCAGCAGCGCCGAAGACGATCAAAAACCGCTACACGTTTTTGTCGAGCGTTTTCAAATACGCTGTTGGCGATAGGCTCTGCGGTAACAATCCATGCGACGCAATTAACCTGGTCGAGTTGATCGGTTCGACCAAAGCAACCAAGCATCTGGCTAAGCGCTTTTCCAAACGTATCGTCGCTGAGATCATCACCTACGGTGGCCGCTACGTCATGCACATCAAGTTCGCCGTGAAGACAGGTCTGCGGTCTGGGGAGCAGCGCGGCATCCAGTGGCATCACATTGACTTTGATGCTGGCTTCGTCACCGTCGAACAGGCGATTGTGCTGGGGCCGAATGGCCTAGAGATCGGCGAGCCGAAATCACCGGCCGCGTTTCGCAACGTGCCTTTGTCTGACGAGATGCTGCAAGATCTGCGCGAGTGGCGGCTGCAGTCTAAATTCTCAGCGGACACGGACTTTGTTTTCCCGGCTGAAGATGGTGGACCTATGTGGTCAATGCAGCTGAACGGCGAGTTGCAGAAGCGTGCCGATGGTGGTGTCAAATACAAAGGGGCGCTCAAGTCTGCCTGTCACCGTGCTGGCGTTGAGATGATCCGCTGGCATGACCTGCGGCACCACTATGCCAGCCTGCAGCTGTAC